CAGGAGCCCTAAAGACCGTTCACAAAGAAACTCGGTCACCTGACAAGGATCGATGTCAGTGGTGTTCGGGAGATCATGAGATACGTCTCATGCGAACCTGTTAGCGAAGCCCCTAATATGGCTTGCTTGCAGTTCTTCTGGACATGAAAGAACTTCTGTCGGTTGGTACAACAGATCTGCGCTAATGCAAAATCAAGAAGTGAAGATCGGAGACTCTCCAGTCTCATACTCTACCACGCGATTGTAAACCCAAGGGAATCTAGATAAAGACCCCTCAGGCCACGGATCACCATGTGGCAGTCCCCACAAAGAATTAATCAGAGAAGGCTGAATAGCCTCGGAACCATGATTTATACCGCGACGAATTTCATCGAGCATCAACCCGTAAGCCTTGAGAAGGTTAAAGGTTGTAGGCTCAGGCCCAAAGGCTTCAAGGCCCCAATCCTCCCACAACAGTCGGCGAGGCACCCAATCGTAAAGATTGATTGCTTTCTCCTGCCATTGCGGTCGGGCTGGACCCAGAAGCGACCCCATTTTCGTCATCCACGTATAATACTGTAACTGCTTTCGTGTCATGTGTGGTCTCGTTAAAGGAATACCTATACCTCCCAATGCCTTTGCGGCAAAATAGGAGATACCAGGTTGAAGTGTTTTCAAAAGGCTCTTATTTTTTGACCATCCCAAAAACTTTGAGACGATCCAGTCTTGGTCATCGGAGGCAAAACCTTCGACTGCTTTTTGAGCACAAGAACCAATATCCTTTACATACGGATCCACATGAATGAATTTCTGTTCGGTATGAGGACAGATCAGACCTAAGTTCAAATAAGGTCTTCTCTGAAAGTTCGTAAGTCCCCACAGTGATTCCTTGACTTCATACAACGTAGAGTTGATTACCACAAACTTCTCGCTAAGGTAGTTCTTCCCAAGGGATGGAACTAACCCCGCGTCCGACACCATCACTTTCCACCAGCGATAAACGTTTCGTTGAACCCTCATCAGGATGTCATCACCATTGATGACCATCGGGGTCTCACTGAGTTTCATAGTGTGACCCTCAACAAGTTCTAGAAAGAACCTGTTGACTGCGGCGTTAACGATACATAAAATCGGAAAGGACAGCGGAGACCCCATCAATTGACCCCACACTTGGTACTTAGGTATACCTCCGGTTGGATCGCGAACATTGCTGTTCACGAGCCCATCGAGGTAGATCTGTGTCATCTTTTGTGTAAGTCCGAGACGACCGGCGATCGTAATCGCGGCGTAGGCGGACAGGTCAGGATGGAGATAGTCTGTAGCGGCCTTGTAATCACCTGAGAGGTAGGACTCACCCTCCAAAAGGGTTCCGAGTCGGCTCTCTAGGCGTTCGATTTGTATCGGACCAGCTAAGGGGAAAAACGTAGGATGACGTGACAAAACTCGCCACGTTTCCTTCTGAATTCCCCGGCCCACATAATAGCGGGTCTCTGGACCTTTTGTGATACAACGGACCTTACACGGTTCTGAAAGAGCCTGGATTTCCACTTCCGGCTCCTCAGACAAGGCATCTCTCGCTAAACCACTCCAGTAATTTTCCATAAGACTGGTGACTGGTTTAGTGTCTCTGATCTCTTCAAACGTACTCTGATCAATAAGATCTAACTGTGACCCATAATACAATGGATCATCATCATACACCCGGTCCTCCATCTCAATATCATCATCCTCATCGAAACCATCGAAGAGGTCATTGCTCACCTCGCGGCAAGCAAGACCTTCCCTGACGGAACAACGGGGGTGATTATTGGCATGGATACCGTCCATGAGCCCAACACAAACGGGCCTTATTGGCGTGAAACTACGCGCCGGTGCGATTTTCGCGAATGCACCACCCTCCATCCGAGAAGATTGGATATGTGAAGACACAGATGGGATACCGAGTGAAAAGGACTTTCCTGATGCAGGAAATAACTCTTCACACGTTCTCCCAACCTGGTGACACAACATCGCAAGCCTCAGTGGATAGGGATAAGTAACATACGACTCAATTGTATCGCAGTTGTAACATGGATTGGTAAGTTCTTTCAATACCGGTGTAATGGGATCCTTGTAATAGTCTGGTTCGTCAAGGGGCTTAACCCTGGTGTGACGAAACATCTTTTTGGTGGTGAGGTTCTTGAAACAATCCTCAGCCGAAACCATCAACTCCCACGGTGACACGGGAGCCATTCCCTTCTTAGCCATCAAAACATGATACGATGACTGCAGATCGGAATGAGACACCATTCTAAGTAAGCAATAGCCAATTCCAGTGAGAAAGGACCCAGGGGTTTCCCCCTCGAGC